AATCAGGCGGGCCGCCGGTTACGTCCTTCTGAACGATGCCGTCCCATTGGTTTTGATCGAGCACGCCGACAGGGTATTCCAGCCCGCCGGAGTCAATCGCAGTCGCGTGCACGATGGCAAGCGGCCTAGCCACAGCAGGCGACCCACCAGGCCCCAGCGTGTAGCTCGCAGCGCCCGTAAGCGTCACGCTCAACTCTTGAAGCACGGGGAACGTAAGCCGCGCGTTGCTCCACACCTCAAGCCGGCTATTCAGCTTGCGCAAGCCAAACGCCGCATCTTCCGGGCTCACGGTATCACCCGCGCCGACAACGCCCAACTCCAAGAGCGCATCAGTGATGAGATCGAGAGCCGTTGTCATGCTTTGGCCTTGCGTGTGTACTTGCGTTTCGCGGGCTTTTCAGGCTCTGCCGGCTTCAACAGCGCGGCAACTTGCGGCTCGCGCGGCTTCCAGCCCTTGCGCTGCATGTATTCAAGATCAGACTTGGAATAGACCGGCATCAACTGCCCGTCGCGCTCAAGTACCTGAAACATGCTCTGAGCCTCCCGGCTGCTCCAACATGAAACGATGGAAGTTCCCGGCGTATGCCTCGCCGTGCGTGTGGTGCGTCAGGTCAAGATCAGGCACCACCCAAATCTCCCCGCCAGCGTCACGCCAGTTGCGGCTGAATGCGTAGTCCTCGCCATACCAGACGCCATTGTGTGCGCCGTGGTTGAACAAGTCCACATGGGGCGCGAACATGTCCCCATACGTCAGTTCTGGATAAGCCTCAATGAACACATGCACTGCGCGCGATGTGATCTTGAGGAACCCCGCCGGCACAGAATGCGCAGAAAGCGCCCCGTCACCCCGCACGACGGGTTTGCCGTCAATGCCAGGGAACAGGGCGCCCATGTACTCGACTTCGGGCTTTTTGAAGCGGTACAGGCCCGCCACAACATGACCCTCAGTCTCGATTAGCTTGAGCAGGTCAGCCGGCCGCCATGACAAATCGTGATCGATGAAGACAATCACGTCCGCCTTGGCATCTAGCGCCTTGCGAAGCATCGTCGCCCTCGCGTGGGAGACGTAGGGGCATCCGACTTCGGACACCATCACGTCATCCCATCCCGCCGCTTGAATCAGCGGGATCGAAGCCGCCAAGCTATCCAGGCACGCCTGATACGGCTTGGTCAGCGTCGGAACGCAGAAAGCGACTTTCGGCATTTACGCCGTCGCCCAGACGCCCAAGGCGATCAGGGTCTTCTGGATTTCCTGCACCGCCGCCAACTGCGTCGCGCCGAAGCTCGAAGAGGTGGCAATGCCGGCCGTTGCGTGAACTGCCGAGGTGTAGGGGCGCTGCACGACGGGAACCTTGCCGTAGAAACCGATCTTGTCCGAGGCGGAACCGCCCCACACAGAACCGTCGTCAGAACCATAGTCGATGCGTTCGTAAGTAGCCATGAATCAATCTCCAGTTGCGCGAGGGCCGAAGCCCCCGCAGTCATCACACGTTGTAGAGGCCCGACAGGCGGCACGCCCACTCCGGACGCAGCGCGGCCATCCCGTACAGGATGTCGATCCGCATCAAGAGTTCGTCGTTGCGGATGTCCGACGCCTGCCACACGCGCATGCTCAGACCGTCCTGCACCCGACGCACGCACTTGGCCGCGTCGTCCATCAGCGGCAGGTCAGCCGTGACGAACTGGAACGCTTCCTTGTGGTACATCAGCGGCTGCACGTAGTTCTTCGACGCGGTGCCGAAGAACGTAACCGCCGCCGTGGTCGCAGGCATGGCCGACACGTTCTGATTGACGCCCGTGCTGTACGGAGCCGGCGAAAACACGACGTTGGTCGTGGTCGAGCCAGCACCAACGACAAACTGCTTCAGGTGCGGATAGGCCACCTTCGTCTCGGGATGCACGTCGTACACGCCCGCGATGGTGAACACCATGCCAGCCACCGGAGCAGCCGACAGAGCAGCCACGGTCAGATCGGCGTCGCCCTCGGTCACGGTGTACGTGTCCAGGGTAGTCGCCACGTCAGCCGCGTTCGGCATCGTCCAGACCCGCTCGTTTTCGTAGTAGTCAGCCATCGCGGTGCGGGCAATCAAGCCCTCGCGGTACTGCTCGCCGATGGCGTTGGACGGGTTGAAGTAGGCCGACATGCCGTTCACCAGCGCACCCATCGTCACGCTGTCCATCTGGATGGCGCGCTCCGACTTCGGGGCCAGTTGCTGATTCAGCTTGGCGCGAGCCTTGCCGGGAACTTCCAGCGTGGTGATGGCGGTGTTGTCCGTGCCCACCAGTTGATAAGTGGCCTTCGACGCGAACGCCAGGTAGTCGGCTTCGATGCCCGACACCAGCACCTTGACGGCCGGCTCGATGTAGCGCTTGCTGATCTCGTCAATGCTGAGGGCCAACTCCGCAGAGTTGAACCGCATGTCGACGTGGTCCTGCGTGGCGATGGTGATCGTGCCGTTGCTTTCCGCCTGGTCTTGCACGTCCATCACACGGCTGCCCGTGGTGCGGCTGTACTTGTTCGGCTTGCGAACGCGCAGCGTCTGCCCGATCTTGGCGCCGGTCTTGGCGAAAGAGTCGTCGTACTGGCGATCCGTGGTGCTGATGAACGCACACGATTCATGGGCGATGCGCAGGGCCTCGCGCGTAATCATGTCAATGGTGACGAATGAATTGCTCACTTGATTTCCTTACCGCCGTTGGGCGATTTGCCGCTTACGCCATTCCGCGAACTCGCGGTCGGACATTTGCGACGGGTCTTTGGTGCCTGTAGCCACGCCCTTAAGTGCGGGCAATGGCTTAGGCGCTGCTGTTTCCTTTACCTCGGCCGGAGCGCTTAGCTTTCGCTCGATGCGGCCTAGCCGAAGTCCAATCTGTGCGGGGCGAAGTTCTGCAAGTTCTGCGGCGATTTCAGGATGCTTCCCAAGGTAGTCAAAGACTCCGGCCGGGTCTTCGCAATCAAGCAACGCATCAGCTACAGGGCTTGCGCGGCCGTGTTGGTCAAATAGCGGCCCGACTTCTTCCTGAACTCGGGCAACCGAATTCATAAAGTCAGGGAATCGCTTTTTTCCCTCTTCGGCGACCTTGTTACTCTTGTTCGATACCTCACGAATTTCGAGCTTCAAGTTGGCGATCTGCTCAGCCAGTGCCACCGGGTCAACCTGTGCGGGTTGGCCCTCGTATTCCGGCTGCTGCTGCGGCACCATTCGGCGCAGTTGCTCGTTCTCTTGATAGAGCTTGCCCTGCGTCCTGTCCCTCTTCGTCAACGCCCGGCGCAAACGCTCAATTTCGCGCTGCTCCTGACTTTTTTCCTGCTGCTCTGCCGTTTCTTGCTTAGGCGTTTCCGCCTGTGTTTCTTCCCGCGTTTCAGGTGTCGTGACTTCCTGCGATTCAACGACTTCCGGCGCTTGGTTTTGAGTCTCCGGCGCGGTGGAGACTTGGGCTTCGTTCATTAGCTTTCGCTGGTCATGCCGTCAACCTGCGGCAAGTCAGGGCCGGGAAGAAAAAAGGCCCCGGGGATTAGCCGGGGCCTGAACCTTCACCGAGGAGAGAATCGTCTAGGCGCTTTCGCCCATGTCCTTTGCGACCTCGCCGGCCAGTTGCGGCGGCGGTTGCAGTTTCTGCAGCGTGATCTGAAGCCACGCCTTCAATTCGTTGATGTCGCGGTCCCGGTCATCCTTCATGGCCTCCCGATCCGCTGCGGCCTGAGCGTTCAGCTCGGCGATGTAGCGCGCGGTTTCCTCGTGGCCTTGCGCAATGGTGGCCTGAACCTGTGCGCGCAGTTGCTCGGACTGCATGCCGCTCTGCGCTTCCTGCAGTTGCTGCTGCAAGCCCTGAATCTCTTGCTGCGCCTGCTGCAGTATCTGCATGACTTGCGGCGGCAACTGCTGCTGGCCGTCTTCCGCTTCCTCGGCCTGCTGAACTTGCGGCGGCAGCATCGCCTTAAACCGCCTCGCCAGCTTCTCAGCCTCGGGGTAGTTGCGCAGCTTCACCAGCACGTCACCGAACATCGCCAGCATCTGCGGGTTGCCGTTGACGAACTCGCCAATCTCTGCAGCAGCTTCAGATTGCCGCGTCTGGAACGCCGGGCCGGTAGTTGCGCGCACGTCAAATGTGCCCACGCTCGGATTGATGCTGACAACCTTCTTGCCATCAGGCCCGCGAACCTCGGCATAGCCTGTCTTTTGCTTCGGATCGACGCGCACGAACTCCGGTTCGTCGTCTTCTCCGATAATCCGCAAGACCTGCTCGCGGTCATAGATCGTCGGCCACACCTCAGTCAGCACGCGCCCGCAATGGCTGATCGACAGCGCAAGGTTGTCGATGTAGTGGTACGTGCCAACGTCTTGACGATCCTGCAGCGCGATAACCGCCCGGCCGCTCTGGCTGTTCGGGTTGTTGCCGACGCCGGACTCAAAGCCGCCCAGCGCCGCTTGAATATCGGCCTTGCTGCGCTCTTCCAGGCCCATCCACCCAGCGGCCATGCCTGCGGGCTGAATGCGCGAAGGCGGCTGAATCTGGTTGCCTTGATCGTCTATCGAGTTCCAGTGCAAGACCGGGATGTTCCCCCGGTTGGCCTGCGCCCACTCGTTTTCATGCCCCTCGGTCGCCTCAATCGGGGCCAGCCACGGTGCTTTCGGGCCAATGGCGACAGCCTCAATCGCGCTGTTCCGCTCGTAGTTGTAAGCAATCTGCGGGTCACGCGCAAGGCGAATGCAGCCGGCCAGGTTGCGTTCGCCATCGTCCCAAGACTCGTTCCCAAGCACCGGGAAGATCGGCACGTAAGACGACGGGACCACAGTGCTTTCTAGCACGTCCTCGCCGCTGAGCATGAAATGCTCGCAGCGCTTCTTCTCGCCGTCCTCCACGATGCGGTAATACTCGACCACGCGCACCGTGTCCTTGGTGAACCACCCGGCGTCGTCCCAATCTATTACCTTGGCATCGGGCCATTTCTTCGTGAACTTGGCCCGGGGCATGTCCTCTTCGACAAAGCCCCACTCCATATCCGATCCGTCCGGCTCTTGAAAGTCTGGATCGACGTACACCGACTCAAAGTCAACCACCCGCTTGATGTCGGCGGTCTGCTGGCCTTTCAGCTTGCCCTTCGTTTCCTTCAGGCACAGCCGGAAGAAACCAATCCCGCCGCGCGTGGCCTGCTCAAGCGCCGTGATGTAGGCCACATCAGCCCGGCTCTGATACTCGGTCTGCCTCGCAAGGCCCTTCAGCACTTCGGCAAGCTCGGGGTCGCTGTCATCGTCCACCGGCAGGAAGTTCAACGCCGGCTTGTTGCGCCTGGCAGTGTTGATGACCTGACGCACGAACTGCGAAGTTTGGTCGAACACGAAGCACGGACGCGGCCCGCCTTCGCTGTTGGTGCGCTCGCGGATGGCGTCATCCGGCCACTGCTTCGGATCGGTAGGGTCCGAAAAGCGCATGTCCTCACGACACCGCTTGTAGATCGGCCCCCAAACCTCTTGGGCATGCTCAAACCTAGCCCGCGCCTCTTGGACGATCTCGTCCCGTTCCGGCAGTGCGGTAGCTTTGGGTTTTCGTGCCATTACATGCTTAGGTGTGAACGCTGCCGGAACTGCACCGGCTCAGCCTTCTTTCGCGTCACAGTGCGCCGCGCGCCTTCGCAGGCGTATCGCAGCGCGTCGATAACGTGGTTGTCTTTGTCCTTCAGCTTCGGCAGAACCTGCCCCGTGAGCGGGTCCGTCTCGTAGCTGTACAGCGTCAATTCGTCGATCAAGTGCTGACACCTCGGGTGAACCACGATGTCGAAGCTCTTGAGAAACTCGACGCCTTCCTCAAGCGACTTCGCCCCCTTGATGGCCGAAAGCATCTTCGGGAACCCGTGCCGCTGCATGTAGCTGATCGTCTCCGGCCTGGCCGAGTCCGCCACCGTAGGCCATCGTTCAGACTCTGGCACCGTGCGGAACAGGTCCGGCATGAAGTCAATCTCGCAGCCGACTCGGTAGGCCTCATGCGGGACATACAGCGTCCGCCCGACAATGGCGCACTGCACTAACACGCTTGGGTCTACGCTGAAGCCCCAATCGGCGCCCTGCCGAAGAATCCACTCGCCTGATACATCAAATTCTTCGATGCGCCAGTTCTTGAATACCCGCGCCTCAGAGTTCCGCTGATACTCGCCCAGCCAAACGTGCGCGAACTTGTCCGGGTCGCGCTTTTGGTCATACTCAAGCTCGTGCCTCAGAACCTCGGGCAATCGCGGGTTGTCTCTGTAGTTGACACGCACAACCACAGAGTCAGGAGGTGGATGCTCGCCACGCAGCAGAACATCAACCGGGTCCGTCTCCAGGTTCGGATTCCAACTAAACCACAGCTCAGAGTACGGCTTGCGGATCGTCGGCCGCAGCAAATCGAGCGAGCGTTGGGACAGGCTCTGCGCCTCTTCCACCCACGCAATGTCGAACCCTTCCAGCGACTTGATCGAGTCGGCCGTATGGTTTTGCATGCCCTCGAAGATGGTGACGCCACCATGCCGCGACTTGATGCGCTTGTCCTGAACCTCGAAGTACGCGCCTACGTTCAACGCTTCAATCTTGGCCTCAATCAGTTTCTTGACCGACTGATTCAGCGTGCGTTGCACCTCTCGGATGCAGACGCTATCGACGCGCTCCATGATGTTGCGCTCGATAAGCAGCTCGGCGAAGAAATGCGACTTCCCGCTTCCTCGCCCGCCCCATGCGCCTTTGTATCGACTCGCCCCTAGCAGCGGCTCAAAGACCGGCGGGGTTTCGATTACCAGTTCAGTCACGCGCGCATGATCTGCCGCACGATCTTGGTGATGCTTTCACCGACTTCGTGCGTCGCCTCGATCTTTTCGCCGTAGACCTTCGGCAGCATCTTCGCAAGCATCCACTTGCGCGAATCAACCCTCAGCTTTGAACGCGCAACGCGCTCGGCGTCAACCTTCGGGCCGTGCTCGGTGTCTACGATGTCGCCGTCTGCGTCGTCGCTGATGTCGATGATCTCGTCGGCCAGCAGTTGATATCCTCGCATGCGCGCCTGCGCGTACTGTACGGAAAACGCTTCGTTGGCATCGACCCAGCCTAGAACCGTCATCGGCGCCATTCCTTCTGCTGCGCATGCTTTCCGCAAGCTCAAGCCGTCTGCAAGGTGCGAACAGATAGCGTCCGCCTTCTCCTGGCTGTACATCGTTTCGCCTTTCGGCAGTCATGGCAGCGTCCCGTGCCAAGTCGGTTCGCGCAAAAAAGCCCGCTCGGTGGCGGGCTGTGTGCCTATCGCTGCTGACGCGGCGGCCTCCGAAGTGGATGGGCTCGCCTTATGCCGATGCGCGCGGGTTAGCGCATCCTAGCATGCCGAAA